AGTTGAATAATTTCATTTCCATGATCATCATTTATACCAGTATTAGTATCATCAAGTTTTTTATCAGCAGCTTTTTCTATGGTTTCTACTACCTTGTTTCCACTTACAGCATAGGTAGGATTTTTTGGTGTGTAAAATCGTTCATCTAATCTACTAGCTGGCTGTACCTCGTAGATACCTATAGCCCTACGATCAGCATCAGTCCAAGCTGAAAAAATAGCACGGGGATGACTGATTCCATCTACTGTTAGAGGTTTGGGATGTGTTATTATTTCCACAACCTTGTTATCTTCTACTCTTGCCCACATATTATTCTCCTTTATCTAGCTACTGTATATTTAAATGGATTTTCAGCAAATGCTAAATATATATAAGTTTCACCACTTTGATTAACTTTATCATCAGATCCTCTAACTTTCCACCCATTTGAAAGAAAATCTACAGCTCCACCTGCTGTATCATATTCAGCATCTGATGTATCTGGAACTAATGTTTTTGTTCCTCTTTGGTTATAAGTTTCTCTTTTATTTCCTATAGTTATCCAGTTTCTAGCTCCATCAGCACTTTTCCAAATTACCATTGCAGGAGTAAAACCAGTATAGACAAATGGACCATTGGCATTTCCATTTCCTTCATAGCTCCCAAATTTTGAGAATCCTTCTTTTTCTACAAAAGCATAAGCTACCATAGTACCTGCACCATTCCATGTACTACCTAAACTTAAAACACTTGTTGTTGGTTCTGTATCATTAAACCAACTAGAACTTGTGCCTGCAGCAGAATTATCCTGAAGTTTCAGATATTTAGTAGCTCCTATACCTTTATGGTATACTCCCCAAGAACTTGTACCAGAACGAGCTTTTAATATATACATAGATGGTGCTACTCCTAAACCATGACCTACAGTAACAGCACCTCCTGGATCAGCCATAGTCATTATGCTAATTCCTCTATCAGTATCTACTTGTACTACACAATCATGTGAGCCAGTAGTATTTGATGCTGTTGTTCCTCCATTTAGTTTCCAATTCCAACTTACATATTTCTCAGTACTTGTATTTACTTTATCATCTGCTCCTACAGTATAACCATCAGAAGTCCAAGATTTTAAAGTATCTGCATCTGTTGATTCAGCAGCAGTAGTATCTGAAGATAATAATTTTGTAACACCTCTACTTGAATCAAAATAACACCATGAATCTGTTTGATCTCTATTTTTAATAACTGTAAAATCTGGTTGAAACTCTAATCCAGAAATTGTAAGTGTTGATGCTCCATCTCCTGTGTATAATTTATTTGTAAAATAATTTTCAGGACCTTCTTCACTTGCTGGATCTGCTGTAGGAGTTGGGAGATTTCCTGCACACATAGCTAAAAATCCTGAAGGTGGAGCATAGAAAAAATTGCCATACCCATTTCCATCTGCATTTCCTTGTGCTGTTTTTCTACCATTAAAAGTTCCATCTTGTCCAAAGTTCATTATTGGATGATTATTAGGACCTCCATCATTAATTAAAGAAGCAGGAACTACATCTCCACTAATTACATCTGAACCAGTTAAAGTAACTACTAATGAATTATTTATATAAAAACTTACTTGACCATCATCAGCATTATAAGCTACACCAAGAATATCATCTGCACTCCATGCAGATGCTGAGTGATCATCATCACCACCTTTTCCTCTTGTCCACCCATTATCAATTAAAAAATTTACATCTGTACTGGTTCTTTCAGAACCATCAATAATAGCACCTGAATTAGCTATTCCAATACCACACCAACCATTTGAATCTCCAGAACCAACTGCATTTTCTTCAGAACATCCTTCAAAATACCATTTACCACTTGTAACCATAAATGTTCCTAAAGCACCACTCCACTCATCAGAAGTTTGACCTTCTGCTATTAAATTTCCTTCTGAAAATGTTTGTGTATTTGCTGCTTTAATCAAAGGATTCCATGTACAGAAATTACCACCATTAGAAGTACCATCAAAAGTTGGAGAGTCTTTCATTTGATCTGAAGCTACTATATTATGAACTGTCCAATCATTATTATTTCCACTAATATCATTTCCAAGATCTCCACTAGATGCAAAATCTAAATGATAACCTGTTGTTCCATATTCGCCTGTATCTGTTTTATAGTCTTTGGGAATCCATACTCCATTTTTTTCTTCTCCAAAATAAGTAGGAGCATAGGCTTGTGCATCTACAAATATAAAATCAGCTAAATAACCATCAAAAAAGTAAGCAGCATTTTCATCTTGTCTAGCACCTATGTTATGGACTGTATTATCATTTATTTGTGAATCTACATTTTGAGGATAAGTTTGAACATCTGAACCAGTATCTTCTACATTATTAAACCAAACTCTTTTTCTATGAGCTGCTGTACCATTTGCACTATCAAAGACAAATACCACATGATACCAAGCACTTGTATCTCTTATAGAATGATTGCCAGTAAAATACTTATTAGTTATTTGATAATAAACTTGACTACTAGAATTAACATCAAACAGTATAGCATCATAAGCACCACTAGCATTATCTTCAGAAGTATATAGATGATATTGATTACTACCAAATCCTGCACTAGCAGTTAGTTTCATCCAAAAACTTAGAGTCCATTTATCTAAATCACCACCTGATTGAATAGTTCTATTTAAATAAGCACTAGAAGCTCTATCAAAACGACAACTGTTGGCTATCTGATATGTATAGAAATCTGTACTTTCAGCAGCTTTAGCTACTGCTGCAGCCATTAAATGATTTTGAAAAACACCCACTATCCATACTCCTTAGATAATATTGCTTGTATTTTACCACCTACTCCATCACTTGAAGCAGATACTATTATATAATCTAATCTATCAGTTGCTCCATTAGATGTTGACATGGTTGGATCTGTAGCTGCAGGAAATAACCAATCAGCATGATATGCCATAGTACCACTTCCTCCTTGTTGTACTAAGAAAATACTACCTGTTTGTCCTGTTCTACATCCAGTAGGTTGGGCTAATGTGTGTGCTGCAGTAACAGATGTACTAAAGTTTTGAGCAGTACCAAAAGCTAATGATACAGAGGTTACACCATTAATAGCTGTTGCACATACAACTGCTGCTGCACTCTTTGTTAATTGTAATTGTCCTTCTAAACTTGTATTACCAGATACTCTTATAGTACCTAAGAATCCTGAATTACCTGCTATTGTAGTTGTACTACCTACTTTTAATGTTCCTGTAAGTGTTGTATTACCAGCTACTGTTAAAGTACTAGCAAGATGTACAGCTCCTCCAACAGATAGTGTACCTCCAACACTTGCATTACCTGCTACAGTTGCAGTACCACCAACAGCTAGATTACCTACTAATACTGTATTACCACTTACACATACGTCATCATCAAACTCTGCTTTACCTACTACTGTAAGTGTACTTAATAAATTAGTAGCACCTCCAACAGATAAAGCACCAGCTATTGATGCAGCTCCTCCTATTGTTGTAGTACCACCAACTGCAAGATTTCCTACTAAAATACTATTACCACTTACGCAGACATCATCATCAAACTCTGCTTTACCAACTGCAGTTAATGTACCTCCTATACCTAAATTACCTGTCATGGTTGTATTACCAGCGACAGTTAATGTAGATGCTAAATGAACTGCTCCACCTACTGATAATGCTCCACCTATTGAAGCAGCTCCAGCGACTGTTGCAGTACCACCTACAGCTAAATTACCTACAAGTACTGTGTTACCTGATACACAAACATCATCATCAAACTCTGCCTTACCTACACCAGTAAATGTACCACCTACACCTAAATTACCTGTTATAGTAGTATTACCTGCTATAGTTACAGTAGATGCAAAAGTTGCTGCACCTCCTACTTTAAGAGTTCCAGTTAGTGTTGTATTTCCTGCAACTGTCAAAGTACTTGCAAGATGTGTTGCTCCTCCTACACTTAATGTACCTCCTACAGATGCATTACCTGCTATTGTAGCTGTACCACCAACTGCAAGATTTCCTACAAGAATACTATTACCTGATACACATACGTCATCATCAAATTCTGCTTTACCTCCAACAACAAGAGTACTTGCCATACTTACTGCATCTTGTAAATGAGTTTCTCCAGCTACTGTAGCAGTACTAGCAAATGTAGCAGCTCCTCCAACTTTAAGAGTACCTGTCATTGTAGTATTACCTGCAACAGTTAATGTTGAAGCTAGATGTGTAGCTCCTCCTACACTAAGAGTACCACCTACTGAAGCATTACCTGCAACTGTGGCTGTACCTCCTACTGCTAAGTTTCCTACTAATACTGTATTTCCAGAAACACATACATCATCATCAAACTCAGCTTTTCCTACAGCAGTAAATGTACCACCAACTCCTAAGTTAGCAGTTAATGTTGTATTACCTACAATAGTAGCAGTACCTCCAACATAAAGAGTACCACCTATTGTAGCATTATTAACTGATATATTTCCTCCTACATCAGCAGTAATTCCTGTTAAATTAGAACCATCTCCATAATAAGCACTTGCACAAACTTTAGCATTTGCTGCTTGAACATTAGCTCCTGCTATTGTTACAGTACCACCAACTACTAATCCACCTGATACAGATACATCATCTTCAAATTCTGCTTTACCAGTTATATTAGATGTACCACCTATAGATACATTACTTGCAACTGTTAATGTACTTGCAAGATTAACAGCTCCTCCTACACCAAGTGTTCCTGTTAATGTTGTATTTCCTGCTACAGTTAGAGTAGATGCTAAATGTGTTGCACCACCAACAGATAATGTACTCTTTAAATGTGTAGCACCTTCAACTGTTGCTGTAGATGCAAAGTTAGCTGCTCCACCAACTCCAAGAGTTCCTGTTAATGTTGTATTTCCAGCTACAGTTAAAGTTGAAGCTAAATTAACAGCACCACCAACTCCTAATGTACCAGTTAATGTAGTATTTCCTGCTACAGTTAATGTTGATGCTAAATGTACAGCACCACCAACAGATAAAGCTCCTCCAATAGAAGCAGCACCTGCAATAGTAGTTGTACCTCCTATATTTACATTTCCAGAAACTGATACATCATCTTTAAATGTTCCTGCTCCTACAACTGTAACTGTACTTCCTAAATTAGTAGCACCTCCAACACCTAATGTTCCTGTAAGTGTAGTATTACCTGCAATAGTAACTGTTGAAGCAAATGTAGCAGCTCCACCTACTTTTAATGTTCCTGTTAATGTAGTATTACCTGCTACAGTTAAAGTACTTGCAAGATGTGTTGCACCTCCTACAGATAAAGTTCCTCCAATAGATGCATTACCTGCTATTGTAGTAGTTCCTCCTACAGCTAAATTACCAACAAGTATTGTATTACCACTTACACATACATCATCATCAAATTCTGCTTTGCCAGCAACAGTTAATGTTGAAGCTAAATTAACAGCTCCACCTACACTTAAAGTACTAGCTAATGATGTTGCTCCTGCAATAGTTACAGTAGATGCAAAATTAGAAGCTCCTCCTACAGATAGTGTAGATGCTAATGATGTAGCACCTGCAACTGTTAATGTTGATGCTAGATGAGTAGCTCCACCAACTGATAAAGCTCCTCCTATACTTGCTGCTCCAGCTATAGTAGTTGTTCCACCTATATGAACATTACCACTTACTGATACATCATCTTTAAAATGTGAATAATCTGCTACAGTTAATGTACTATTTAATCCTACAGCACCTACAACAGATAATGTTCCACCTATTGATGCATTATGTGTAACTCTTAATGAAGATACAGATACATCTCCTGATGTGGGAACATTAGTTAAATTTGAACCATCTCCAAAGAATGCTGAAGCACATACTTTATCAGCAACAAAAGCACCTGTAACTGTTAGATTACTAACATTAAATGTACTAAAGAAAGCTGAAGAAGCACATACAGCTCCTTGTATTTTAAGATCACCAGATATAGAAGCATTTTCTGTTACACCAAAAGATCCTGTAATATTTACAATACTTGTAGAAATCTGCATAGCTGTATTTGTACCATCACCAGTTTCTACTTGTACTAAATCATTTGTTACTCCAGTATTAGTACTTACAGCTACTTTTAATAGCTGCTTATAACTTTGTGATATTTGTTTTCCTGTAAGTTCTGTCATATTGTTTGCCACCACTTATCTTCATCTTCCCAATTTACAGCGACATTCTGCCATTCAAGGTTTCTGCCACCAGTATCAGGACGAGGATTTCTTATTGTTGGATCATCTCTCACATCTGGAACTTTATTTTGAGGATGATTTTTAAAATCATATGCACCTTCCCAACATGTAGGACAAGTGACCATACGATAACTATTTAATTTCATTACTCTATGTGGATATACAAAACCACATGTATCACACATAGCTAGAGCATTTTTATTGGAAGCCATTAGACATAACCTATTTTAGGTCTAAAATAGATACTTGCTCTTTCTCGATCTTCCTCCATTGCTCGCATTAATTTTTCTTCATAATTCATTTTTAACATTTGTATTCTATCTGTAGGAATACCAGGACGTTTCATAGATAAATAATATGCTAAACCACATGTTAAAGGTGGAAGAAATCTTACTGGTACATCTGCATTTTGATCTGCAGATTTATTTACATCTTCTAATTGCCTAATCCCTTCTACTTTTAAAATACCTGTAGAATTATCTGGAATAGGATAAAGATGTATTGTAGGATTATCTACATCACGTTTAATTGTATATTGAGAAGGTCTTCCTGTTTGAGATTTATTAGGAATAATATTATATTCTTCAAAAGAAATTCTTTGTAATTCAAGATCTGAACTACTTGTATTTGCTGCATAAGTAACTTCTAATGCATCTGTTACTGAATCAGCTAGTGCATAAGTTGTTGTACTAGTTGAAACAGTAACAGCAGTTGTAAAAGTAGTCCATAGTAATACTCCTCTATTCTGCCAATCATTTAACATTAAGTTAATAGATCTACGAGCAGATTTAGGAG